ACAGGCATACANGTGTTAATGTCAAGCATTTCATACTCTTGGTAGACTTGTTGCAATTGCTTAGCATTATCAAGATATTCATCCTCCATTCTGCCAGTAAAAGTCTTTAAGCATACATCATACTCAGGCAAGCAATTAATGACTACAACACCCCGAGACAGTGCAGCTCTTTCCAGCATACGTTGTCTTGGCTTGTCAATCCGATTGGACCCATTTCTATACACACTACCATAGATTGGCTCAGACAACCAGGACCTATCCATGATCACAATGTCATCATGCGTTAGGGCTGGCGTCATACCACGAAAATAGATTTTGCATAAATGCTCAGGCTCTAAATCTTTGTACGGACCGTGCTTGACAATGTGTACCAGTTTATTGCCTTGCAACTTTTGTCGCAATGTCTCAGCTAATGTGGTTTTACCCGCACCGTCTGGACCTTCAAGAATTATGATCATTTATAAAGCTTTCTAATTTAGCAATTGTTGTTTTTAAGGTATCAACCTTAAGCTCTTTTACTTGTTGTTGCGCCAAATGCTCTACGTCATCGTCCTGCATATCTTCTATTGCGTTTAACGTAAAGCTATAGGCCTCGCCAATCATACCTAGTTCAGTAGGGTTTCCGCCGAGGATAGATCCGGCAGCTGCAGCGTGCAAATACCGAACTCGCCACCATCCACACCCTGCATGAGTGTAGGTTGGACATAAAACTCCACGAAAAGACCCGTACTCCCATACAACATCACTTTCCAACACCCTTGTTTGTCCGAGAGATTTACCTCCAACTGAATGTATAGGCCACTTAAGGCCTTGCGCGCTTGCCCATTCATGTGATTCCCTTGATAATGATGCGTTATACCACGCTTGTTTACGTTGTCTCCAACTTAGTTTGTATACGGGTGGCATTGCGTATAAAGATGATGGGTCCCATTGCAAAATCTTTTGTACAGGCAAGCCCATCTTTTTAACATCACCCCAAGGGAATAATGGCGCAATCCAAGTGCGCGCCATTAATTCCTCAGGGTCAATTTTATCTTTCCATGAAGGTAAAATCTTTTGAAACGCCCAGTCATCAAGACATATATACGCATCAGGCCTTTTTTCCAAAGCGTAAAGTGCGTTGTCTGGCAAAATGGCGTTACCATCCAAAGGATAAAGGTACACAAAGACTTTATCATATCTGGATAAATCTTCGCCTATTGTGACAGGTCTATGCTCAACGTAATGGCCTAGTCTTCCATAGCCATCAGACATAAGCTCAGGAATAGAGACAAACTTAGTTGACTTGGCTCGTTGTGGGTGATTGGTATGCGTTTCGGTTACGCCGGTAATAAGTATATTCATTACACGCCCCTCTCGGTTACGCTGATAAATTCATTAGCAATATCATGTTTGACGTCTGCTAACTTACCACCCGCAGAAATATACTCATCCACAGTCATGCCGCTTTTGTATAGCGCAAATCTTGTAAATGCGTGGGTGTTTTTACGTTTGGGATTGTCTTTAGCTAAGACAGCAATGATGTACTTAAAAAAAGTAGGTTTCATATGTTTCCTTTCAAATATCAATAGAAACTATTGTATCACGATTAATGTAATCACGCACAGCATTTAGCAAGTTTTGTTGAGTCTTGTTTTTGCGCTTGACGGCTTGTATTATGGCTTCATCCACCGTATCTTTTGCAATAATATGATGGACCATAATTCTGTTTTTCTGACCTTGTCGCCAAAGTCTACGAATAAATTGCTCATACACCTCAAGTGACCATGTTAAAGAGTACCATATAACGGCGTGGCCTGAGCCTTGAAGATTAAGCCCATGCCCTGCGGACATTGGGTGCGCTAGCAAGACGGGTATTTCACCTGCATTCCAAGCATTAATAATAGAGGCAAGTTTGTTGCCTACCACACCTGAGCCTATAACTGGCGCGGTAGGAAAAGCTTTTTGAAGCCTATCCAGATCATGCGCAAAGTGGTACCCAATAATGCAAGGATCGCCTGATAATTCTTCGACAAGATCGAGTACAGCCTCGGTTTTTGCATCATGAATTTTAAGCATTTCACGCTCCTCCCCATCTAGGTATGAACCTCCATTAGCAATTTGTTGCCCTTTCATGATTGCTACGGCAGCATTGGCCGCGGTGATCGTACCTTGTTCCATATCTATGGTCAAAGCTTTTTCAAATGAGTTGTAAACTTTACGTGCCGTAGACGGGAGCTCGATATAGATGTTGTTGTAGGCCAGCTCAGGTAAGTCAAGATGATCAAGAGCTGCCATCCGAAGAACTTTACCGTCCAACTTTTCTTGAATTCGTTTTTCTCCATCTTGTTTTAACTTCCATTCATAGCCGTTAAAGCCTGAGGGATAAAAAAACTCAGACCTAAAATGTGATATGTAAGGCCCAAACGTGGCGCCTTGGTCAATTATAAGCTGCGGCCCAAATATGTCTAATAAACTATTAGGGGCAGGGGATCCAGTAAGGCCCCAGCGGCGTTTAAACTTATTTAATACCGGTTTTAATGTTTTGAATCTTTGCGTTTGTGTATTCTTTAAATAGCTAATCTCATCTACAACTAACATATCAAAGATCCATTGCTTACCATTCAGCTTGCTTGATAGCCAGTTTAGGCCTTCAAAGTTCATAACGTAAATGTCATGGTTTTGTCTAAGCACTTTATCTTTTTTTCCGCCATGCAAAACACCAACCGATAGGTTTTCAAACTGCTCCCACTTTTTAACCTCAATAGGCCACACGGAGTATGTAGGCCTAAGCGGTGCGAGGACTAGCATTTTATTGATAAGGCCTTTAGCTTTTAAAGCTTTGAACGCTGAGAGGACAATGGCCGTTTTACCTAGCCCGGGGTCAAGCCAAAGCGCCGCTGAGCCTCTTTCAATCAAAAACTTGACCGCTTCTTTTTGATACTCATGCGGTTCCCAAAACATTGTCAATCCCTTCTTTTGAATTTATAACATGCACAAAATGACCTAGCTTATTTAATTGGGCATGGACTTTAAGTTGTAAAGGGGAAAGTTTTCCGCCTGGACGCTTTAATTCTACCCACAACACTTCACCATTTTCCAATGCCACAATGCGATCAGGCCATCCACGCGCAAAGCGTACGTTAAGCTTTAAAGTTACGTGGCCTGCTTTTTTACATTGCTTGGAGAAGTACCCCTCAAGGTCTCGTTCCAAAATAGGCTTAGGCTTTACCATTTGCAAGGCCCACCATTGTCTTTTCTAAAATGACACCACTTGCAGTTAGCGTTAGGATTAGGCGCGTAAATATCGTCATTAACAATAGTTTCAATCCTAAAATCTAAATCAGCGCATAAAGCAGGCAGTTGATCTCGAGTAAACACAACGCCTGGCGCATGCTTATTATGATCAATGTAATCGATTTGCGTAATTACTTTATCCACATACGGAAAGATTAAAAATACAACGGTTGCGTAAACTCTAAGTTGATCTGAATAATCACGCTCTTTGCCAGTTTTCCAATCTGACACAGTAGCAGTTTTATCATTAATACATAGCACATCAATGATACCTCTAAACACCGCGTTGTCGGACGCGTAATCACAAGCAGAGCCATTCTTAGTAATCGCAAACTTATACTCAGGCATAGCTTTTTTAGCCTTAAGCTCATCAATGTAATCAAGCCACCAAGACCTGGAACTATCAAGTAAAGGCAAGGCCAAAATAGCATTTTCAAACTCTGAGTGTATTGCAACCCCTCGTTCTGCGGCTGGGCCAGATGGTTCTTTTAAATGCTCAATCCGTGTAAGCTTATACTTAAACGGGCATGTTTCATAAGATTTAATTGATGAATAAGAATGTTTCATTTGTTTAATGTTTTCATTGCGGATCTACTTTTATTTGTACGTTTTTTGCTGTGTTGACAACGTATTCAACATCTTTTGCTATACCTACTATGCCAGTGCTTGCTATGTACAAGCCGAGTGCAAACCCAATAAGAAAATTAATCATTTTGTATCCTGATAAGTTAAACCAACCTTATAGTCACTAACCATAGGCACATCCATATGCACTGCATTGCACATTGCGTGCATCAAGCATTCAGCTTCTCTTTCAATAGCCTCTATTGGAGCGCTAATTACCAACTCATCATGCACGCTAAGAAGCAGTCTACTACCTCGCCTAGTCTTTTGAAACAATAACATGGCAGCCTTGGCTTGATCAGCCGCTGAGCCTTGAATCAAAAGATTAACACCTTTATAATCAAATTCTCTAAGTCTACCGTAAACAACCTTAGCAGGCTCCATCTTAACGAGTCTGCCGCCAATCGTTTTAATAGGTTGATTTAATTTATACCGAGTCTTCATCGTAGCTTGCATGCTTTTAAGACCCGGCGCAACCGCCGTCGTGTAAGAATCCATAAGCGTCTTTGCCATCTCATAATCTACCTCCAACATTTCACTGATTTTCTTAGGCCCCGCCCCATAAAGTATAGCAAATGATACACCTTTAGAGTAGGTACGAGTTACTTCGCGGCCGCTGGCCTCGGTCATCATCTTGGCTGCGTAAGTATGCAAATCCGCTCTTGCATCGACTTGATACTGCCTCATTAAATTGCCACCTTCAAAATGGGCAAAGATACGAAGCTCTTGAGCGTTAAAGTCACATGCCACTAACTTATGCCCCTCATCAGGGAGAATAAAGCTACGAATAAGTGGCAAAGCTGCAACTTTTAAATCATCTGGTAAATTTACTTTTGGGTATCTAATAGGTGCATTTTGGAAGTTCGGAGTAGAGCTAAGCCTGCCCGTCCGCGTACCGCCTCTTTCACCACGTACACTGTTCCAGTTCGTGTAGATACGGCCTGTATCTCTGCCTGAGTGTAGCCAAGGTTCAATAAATGTTGATAAGCAGGTGGATAAGTTTGCCCTGTATCTAAGGACGTCTCTAAGGTGTTCATTGGTTAACATCTCCTCAAATGCTTCTTTGGTTGCTTGTAATTGGCCTTTATCAGTTTTAGGCCACGATTTATTTTTATCCCAATGCTCTGATTGATAAATAACTTCAACCAGCTGTTGATCGCT